GACATTTTCATATTCTAGATCATAATGTAGAATATCGGCCACTTGCTGCCCGACATCATTAATTTCGATAAAGACATAGGCATTATTATATCGCTTGGCCACATCATGAATAATACTAGGATACATCATGGGCGCAATTGAATTGCTTCTATATTTGGCTACCTGTTTATAAGGAATCTGAGAGGCATCGACAACAGAAAAGGCTGAATAGTCTAGTTCTTCTCCGTGTGATACATCGACCACAATGACATAAGATTTTTCCTCTACGGGGGCATCATATATATCAAGGTGCTGTTTTACTTCGGTCGGATCTCTAAATGGCATTGTCTTTAACTTGGCCGCACTAATCAATGTATTGATAGAGCCAACAAAATCGCATTCAAACTCTTGGGCAAACTGTTCCTTGCTGGTATTTCTGATAGTCTCTTCTTTCCACTTTTGGTCGCGACCAGGGACTTCACTCCAATGCACCTCTATCGGATTGTAGTCGTTTTTCTTGTCTACGGCATCGCACCATGTCTTATAAAAATGATTCATACCATAGGGCGTGCTGACAATAATGACCTTAGTGGTCTTGCCAGAAGAAATTGTAGGATATACAGAACTAAAGAACTCATCGGCAATATTCTTAGGAACGAATGCAAACTCGTCGAGCAGAATCATGTTGAACGATCCACCACGAATCGCACTAGAAGAAGTGGCTGCTGCAACAATCTTGGAACCATTCTCTAGTTGAATGTCACCACGATTCCATACCTTGATTCCTTGTTGTAGGAACATTGGAAGATTCTCATAGGCCAATTGAAGCCTACCTAGAATCTCGCGGGCTAGTGATCCCTTGTTTGCAAGAATGGCAATGTTTACATCTTCAGTAAAAAGAATATAGTATAAGAAATAGGCAATGACTGTCGTAGTTTTTCCAGACTGTCTTGGAAGTTTGGCAATGGTGAATCTTTTGTTGTGGACGGATTTGACGATTTTCTTTTGAAATTTATAGAGATCAAAAGGGACTAACCCACGATCTACATGAACAATTTTAATATAGTTCATAATAAAATAGATAGGATCTTGTGAACACTTTATGTATTCTTGAATCTCTTTCTTTGTAAACTCATGGGGAGTCCCTGCTGATTTGAGCAGAGGATTGCCTAGATAACCGCCTTCATTCGTCGCCGACATCTAATTTCTTTCCCTTTAGGAGTTTTTGAAGTTCGTGGGTGCTTCCCACAAAAAGAGCATTTGTGATATTCTTTGGGCCTGTGGCATCTTTCTTTTTAAGGGCCTTCATGTTTTTTTGCAATTCAATCAACTGAATGTTTGCATCCACCACAGACTTAATGATCTGCCCGACAACTTCATAGGCCCTGGGGTGTTCACTTTCCTGGGCCAATTCTAGAATACCATCCAATGCAGTCGATCCCTTGCCAATCACTTCTTTCAGATTATCTCTAGTATAATCATAGTCTTGGTCAAGGTCAACATTTTCCGGAACTGTCAGTTCATTGGTGGTAGTGGTGTTTATAATCTCTACCTCATTATTTGCCATAATTTAATATTCATCCAATCCTGTTATTAGGTTTCTTCGTCTTCCATCATCAAAGAATGTTGTTGTTTCAATAATACCATAGTCATCGTTGGCGTCAATATAAGTCACATCTACTGATAATGGATCGCTATATCCATTGGCATACTGAGTGTTTGTAGTAGGAAATCCTTCTTCTGTTAATCCAGGCTGTAAATAAACCCTAGAGGCTAATTTAGCCGCATTTCTGGGCCCTACGCTAATATCTCCTGCGTCATATTCTTCGTCTGGAATATTAAACTCTAACTTATATATAGACGTTGCGTCAGGAGCTGCACTAAACGCAGGATAAACATTGGCTATTTGGCTTGGTCCAAAATAACCTGTAATTCTTTTCTGAGGATCGCCAAAAGAACCAGATGCAGTACCTGAGGTAATGTTTATTGTTGCTCCATTATAATGCCCCCCAACAAGAGAAGCCGTGCTGGCCAATCTAATTTGGTCGAGGGCCGAAGTATTAGTAGACCTGGCATTTGCAGTTTCGAGCGAATATTGTGATGGTGTATAAAATTCAATGTACGCCTTCTTGATTAGCCCGCTTGATGCGCTAACTGGCCCAAACAGGACCCCCTTTAAGGTAAAATCTAGTGTCCATATTAGTGTTCGTCTTTCTTCAAACCCTCCTTCGTAAGTATCTTCTTTAGAAATACCATTTAGCACAATAGGGGCATCAACCTTTATAGCCAGGTCGGTCATACTCTTGATCGACATCGTAAACTCGGGAGTAAAAAAAGGAAGAATTTGTTCAACCACATTAGACGCATCGTCTGTAGTTCTTGTATAGATGTGTAACGAAAATCCAATATCATAGGGCACAGGACCAAAGGCCGAAGATATATGAGTTCCATTAGAACTGTCTGTGAACTTTCTTATTTTATTGACCGTGTTTAGTTTTCTTTCTCCTGCATAATTCATGGTAGTCATCTCAAAACTCATGCGAGGAAGAGTAAGAGCCACAGCCCTAGTTAAATTTGGGTCTTGATTTAGTCGGGCAATAAATCTCTCTTTTGGAGCATAGGACAAGGGAACACGAACATATGTTCCTATTGTTCCGGCCGCAGTTTTTCTAGCGATTGAAATATTATTAAACAGCGTACCAAAAGCGACAACATAGTCCTTTAATATTCCATGCCCATATGTCACGCCCAACATTAGAACTCACCAAACGGATTGCCGTCGCTAAAATCAAGAATCTTGTCCGCAGCAGTTTCTACATCTACATTATCGTCGCCTGGCTTCATTGTGGCCGCAGCCACAGTTTCGTTTGTGGTACTATCTACATTTGTATTTGCATATGTATGTAAAGTTTCAATCACATCAATCTCAGGAACACCAGTTGCAAGGTCTTGACTGCCATAGACAAAGAGTTCACAACGCAATTCATATACAGGAAGAGTTCCCATAGGATAAAAAGGCTGTTCGTGTTCTACAAATTTAATCTCAAACAATTTCTTGTTCAATGGAAAGAAAATTAGATCGCCTTCCCGAGGGCGGGGATAACCAGAACCAAGGTCATCAAACCTTCTCTGCGAAAGCGTGAGTGTAAGTTGGTCGCGAATGTCCAAACCAAATCTGGAAAGGAAATCTCCCTCTCCTTCAAATCCTTCGATATTCTTGATATACATCTCAACAAGAAAAGTCCTAGTAAACTTAGAAAGAACGTCTTCTCCGTATATCTCATCTTTGGCCATTAATTTCCTAGGAATCCAATGAACATCGATTCCATGAAATTTAATGACCTCTTCGAGCAAATCGTTTACTAGTTTTTGCTCTGGTTGGTTATCAAAATTATTGATATACATATTTGTGGGCATTTAATTGTTGTCCTAACTACTAAGCCATTGTGAAATCGACAGGAAGCTCGTATTTACTTGACATCTCTTCGCGAATCTTATCCAATTCAACCCGAGCATCTTCCAATATTGATCTTCCGTTTAGTGTAACTCCTCCTGGTAACTGAACTCCATCATATTTACTAAGATTCATTCCCCATTGTTCTTTTAAGAGGGCTGTCGTATATTGTTTTAAGAACATATCATTATATACATCGGTCATTGCATTAGGATCTATAATCTTGAAGGCTTCAATTAAAAGAAATTCTCCTACGATTGCATCGCTTGCCCAGTCCCAATCCACATATAATCTATTTGCGTGTTTACTAAAACGAACAGGAACTTGCCCTGTCATTAATTCTTCGACAAGGGCAATATTTTTCATTCTCATTTCATATGTCTGTAGTTGATAACCACCAAAATATGTTCCAAAAGTCGTCAAGTCACTCAATCTCATTTGGTAACGAATGTCCCACATACCAATTCCAGAAGTGGTGGGCCTAAAAATCTTTGTGATTCCAATATAAGAATCTGATGTATCTGGGCTGGCTGTGTTTGACCAACCGGCCGATGGAACACTAATATATTGCTTGGCTATATCATCCGCAGTAAGTTGGTGCTTCTCATATACCTTTTCGACTGCATCAAAATGATACTCTTGAAAGAATTGCAGCGCATCATCTACTCGGTCTTCTACCTGTAGGTCATCGACATTAATTTCAATGACAGGCCATCCAAGTCTCCGAAGGCAATATGTCTTTAGGTCTTCTCTGCTCGCTGGTTTAGCCATTTATTTTGATACCTCCGGAGATACTGTGATTAATCCCTCTAGAACTCTAGTCCTCAAACTTCCCGTATTTGTCCCATCTGCCTCTGAATACTCCACATCATAAACATATCTTCCTGGAGATATGCTGGAAGTATTGGCCGCGGCTAACGATAAGGTTATCTGATCGGCACCTCCATCGATAACGATTTTAAAGGTGGCGGCCGCATTTGTATGATAATGACTCTTTCTCATTTGGGCATTGGCCGAATCATCTGCGGTTGTAAGAGACATCGGTTGCAAAAGTGACGTATTTGCATATATTTGTGTAGTATAGGTAAAGTCTGCCCCTTGATCCATTGTAAGATTAACTGTTCTGCTGGCCATTTATTAAGATTCCTTTATTTATGGGCGCCTTCTCGTAGTATTTATATGATAGTTACTTCTGAATCTGAAATTGTTGGTTCGACCTCCTCAAGTTTTTCAAAAGTACCTACGTCGCGACTCACATCAAATTGACAAATTTTAAACAATTGAAATGCCGTATTCGTATTTTGTTGTAATTGTCCAATCTCGGCAGTATTTGCAATTTCTTTTGTAATATTAACAAGAGATGGAGATACCGAGGCTTCTTTAGGAATTACTCCAACATAGAGGGTATCGTTGCTTGTGGCTACGGCACCAAAAAGAAAAGAGGTGCTTGTGTTTGAATTGTATTGTGTATTTACATAAGGGGCAGTAAATTCTTCATGATGTTCCCAAGCCGAATTCTTATAATAGAATGTATTTGCAGAGCCTTCTACTCCAAATCCAATTCCGCTATGGATAAATGTTCCTCCATCCGACGCCCCATTGGCCATAGTAATATCCGTAACAGTAATCTCGTCGCCAGTTTTTTCTGCCAATATCACATATATCAAATGGTCTTTGGATGATATTAAAGTTACATTTCTCATTCTTCTATTCCCATCCTGCCAGAACCATTGTCTTGACATCCTGAGAAGTCAGAGTGACATCCCCTGACCCTGTAGATATGGTTCCAGGGGGAACATCAGAATGTCCGTCTGCATACCAGTCCGGTCTAAAGTCTC